GCGCCGCACACCGATCGCCGGCTTGGAATCTACCGGGCCGTTTCCCGCGGCCGCGATAGCAGCCTCAACGCGCCCGTGCGCAGCGACTCCGCCACCGAGCGACAGGATCTTATCGTGGACGACGTGCCCACGATCGAAGAGGCGTTCGCGGACCGCGACTATCGCGCCCGCCAGCTCGCCGCGATCCAGCTGAAGCTGGACGCCCTCCCGCCGCGCCTGCGCTCCATCGTGATCGCCCGCTGGTGGGGCCACGACGATCCCAAGACGCTGGACGAAATCGCCGGCACCATGGGCATCACCCGCGAGCGCGTCCGCCAGCTGGAAATGCAGGGCATGAAGCTCATGGGGTTCAGCGCGATGCCGGCGGATCGGCCGCGCGTGAAGCGCACGATGCAGCGTCCCGGCGAGGAGAAGGTCGCATGACGTCCAAACTTGAAGGCGCCGCCCGGGCAGGCGAACTGGTAGATTACGAACACCCGACATTGCGCGTACAGCTGGGCTTGCCAGCGCCCAAAACCTTTGACGAAATTCTGGCGGACATCCGGCGGGTGTTGGACATCGGAATTAGCTTTGCGCCGCCAAGGCGCTACTCGTCCGTATCAATCCTTTACGCAGCCGGCGAGGACGAGGACTTTGGCCCGGCAAAGCAGACAGCGGGTGCGCCCCTGTCACGGCTGACCAAGCGGCAGCGCAAGCGCCGGCTGCAAAGGATGGCCCGCCGGATCAATCGCCATGCGTAGCCAAGCCGGCACCGGCCTGCCCGGCTGTCTGGGCTGGATTGCGCTCCTGACCTTCATGGCCATCGCCGGCGCCGTGGCACTCGCTGACCTCGGGCTGATGCTCCAAGGCGACGTGGGCTCAACCGCCCTACATGGGCTTGGCGCCATGCCGAAACCGCTGGCCGGGCCAAGGCATGACCGCCAAGATTTTTAACCTCTCTTGGGAAAAACACCCGCGCGCGGCATAGTCCGGCCCGGGAATCAGGGAACGTCCATGCCAGTCAACCGAGCCGTGCGCGTCATAGGGACAGTGCCAGACCTGCCGACCACGCCGGAGTTTGAGATGCTGGTGAAGGCCCGCGACGATTACCAGCCGGGCGCGGTTTTCATCATGAACAAAGCGCGCTACATCATCAAAGTGGCGAAGCCGGTGGGCCGAGGCCTGATGACGGTCCAGCTCCGCCGGGACATGACCACGCGCAAGCAGCGACGGGCGAGGAAGCTATGACAGCACGAGAAGACGATCTGCGGCGCCGGTGCAACGAAATCTACGTGCGCCACGCCCAAGAGGCGGAGTTGGAAACTGAAGCCATGCGCGAGGAGTTGGGCCAAATCACAATGCGCAAGCCAATGCCGTTTGTGCCGCCGCCGCTGCATGATCCCGAGGCGCGACAAGCGCGCCCTGAGCGGGCGGCCGCACAATTTGCGGCGCTTCAGCCGATCGACAGGGAAGTTCTCGGCCAGCTTTTCCTCTACGGCCCGAGCTATGATGGGAGTATCGCATCCAAGGTCGGCCGCGATCGCCTGCGCGAGCTGAACCTGATCGAACGCGGCTTCGGCTGGTCGTGGCTCACGCGCGCCGGCGTAGAGATGGCGCTATGTGCCGGGCAGAAAATAGCGCATGAGCAGGGCATACCGGTCACGGTGCCGGACCTGTGGCGCAAAAAGCAGGTGCGCTGATGCCGGTGACAGCTCCGAAGTGCAAGCTCTGCGGCGAGACCCATTGGTCGCCTGTGTGCCCGAACATCGGCAAGAAGGGCGCCGCGCGCACCAAGCCGGACATCAAGGCGATTGAGGCCAAGGCCGCGTCCGCCGGCACCAAGAAACCGAAGCGCAGGGGAAAACGATGAGTCTGGACGCGGCGCCCAAGCGACGGGCGGTTCTGGAGTTCTGCAAGGCGGAGATACGCGCCGGCCGGCCGTTCCCCACGCAATCCCAAGTCGCCGCGCACATGGGCTGGAAGAACCCGAAGAGCGCCGGCGAGGTGCTGTCCATCCTCGCCAGCTATGACGGCAAGCTCCGGCGCAGCTGGGACGTGATGACCCGAAAGAACGAGTATCGGCTGGCGGCCGACGCATGAAACGCTGGTTCGCTGTCCGCACGCGCCCAGCCTGCGAGACCAAGACCGCGGACGAAATCACCCGGCGCCACGAGCTGCCCGTGTTTCTGCCGCAGGCGTTTGAAATGGTCCGTCACGGCCGCTGGCTTGAGCCTGAGCCGTCCGGCCTGCTGTTCCCGCGCTATGTGTTCGTGATCGTCCGCCTGCCGCCCCGGCGCAAGATCAGCGGCGAGTGGCGCCAGACCTTCCCGGTGAGCGCCATGCCGATCTGGGGCGAGCTCCGGGAGCTGCGCGGCGTGGAGCGGATCATGGGCAACGTGCGCGACGGGATTTTCGCGCCGGTGAGCATCCCCTACTCGGAAATGCGCCGCATCCGATCCTATTCGCAGCATGGCCCGCGCAAGCGCATCGCCACGGCCTTCAAGAAAAACGACATCGCCCGGATCAAGGACGGTCCGTTCTCGGGCTTCGATGTGCTGGTGGAAGGCTCCAAGAACCAGCGCGTGAAGGCACTGCTGCGCCTATTCGGGCAGGATACCGAGATTGAGCTGGACGAGTCCCAGCTGGAAACCGCGCCGGCGGCATGACGACGAACATCTGCACCGCGGACGGCTGCGTAGCTGAAGCGACCGCCAGCATCTCCGTGCTGAGCCAAAGCTCGCCCCAATGGGCGAACATGCGTCTGTGCACGCGACACCGGGCGGCGTTTTTCCGCGCATACCAGCCCCTGACCGCCGCCGCCTTCGCCGGCGTCCAGCTGTCGGTGATCCCGCCGGCGCCGAACAGGATCGTGAGCGTGACCGTGGACGTCAAACCGCCCACCACATCTGGGGCGGCTATTGACGGGAACCACAAATTGACGGATTAAGCGAATCGAAGGCGCTGGGGTCTTAGGACCGCCAGTGCCGCGCGGTCTCCAAACCGCACCGCAGCCGCTCAAAACAAACCAGTGTTTTCAAGGCTTTGCGGAGCTGTGCCCGGAAAGCTCCCGACCGGCAAAGTGCGAAGATCGCGTGACCTAGCAATTCGCACCTGACTCAGGACCAGATGCCTCCACAAAAAAATCCTATCCGGCGCTCCGATGCGCCAGCTCCCAAGCGTGGCGCGCGAAGCAAGCGCGGCCGCAAGGGGGAGGGACGGCCGCCATTCGAGCCGACGGATCGCCAACGCGCGCTCGTGCGCAGCCTGTCCATCGGCGGTATGCCGCAAGCAGAAATCTGCAAAGCGATCCGCAACCCGGACACGGGCGAGGCGCTGAGCAAGCCGACGCTGATGCTGCACTTCCGGGAGGAACTGGATGACGCTTTCGCCCAGACCGCGGCGCTGTGCGTGTCGGACTTCATGCGCAAATGCACCGGCGCCAACGCGGTGATCGACCGCGACACCGGGCAGATTGTCCGCGCGGAGGTCAAGTCCGAGACCAAGGCCCAGATTTTCTACATGGAAACGAAGCTCAAGAATTGGGGCTGGAGCCGCCGGCTGGAGATGACCGGCAAGGACGGCGCCCCGATCCCGACCAGTTTCGCCATGATGACCGACGAACAGCTGGACGAATTCATTGCTCGCACCGCTGGCAAAGACGGCACTCCAGCAGGCGGTTGAAGAGCGCGCCCGCCGCAAGGCGAAGCTGCTTGATCTTCACGACCGGCTGGATGAAGTCCGCGAGAATTGCAAGCGCCTCACCGGGTTCATCCGGGAAGCGTGGGACGTGCTGGAGCCCGGCACCGCGTTCGTGCCCAACTGGCACCTCGACGCGATCGCTGACCACCTTGAGGGCGTGAGCGCCGGCCATATCACCCGGCTGGAAATCAACGTCCCGCCCGGCATGATGAAATCGCTGGAGACGGCGGTGTTCTGGCCGGCATGGGAGTGGGGACCGAACAAGGCGCCGCATCTGCGCTACCTCGGCACGTCCTACGATCTGACCTATGCGGAGCGCGATAGCCGCAGGCACCGCGACCTCGTGCTCAGCAGCTGGTATCAAACGCTCTGGCCCATGCAGCTCCTGCGCATCGGACAGGGCAGCTTCGAAAACACATCACGCGGCGGACGCGAGGCCAAGGTGTTCGCCAATCTGACCGGCGGACGCGGCAACCGGCTGATCCTAGACGACCCGCACTCGGTCGACAGCGTGGAACAGGACGGTGAGCGGATGCGCGTGACGCGCCGCTTCCGGGAATCGGCACCGTCCCGCCTCAACGACCAGAAGCGCGACGCCATCATCGTGATCATGCAGCGCCTGCACGAGAAGGACGTCTGCGGCGTGATCGAAGAGCTGAGCCTGCCCTACACCAAGCTCATTCTGCCGATGGAGTTTGAACTCAAGCGCCGGTGCACGACGCACTTCGGCGGCAAGACCTTCACCGACCCGCGGACGAAGGAAGGCCAGCTCCTGTTCCCCGGCAAGTTTCCGCCGGAAGTGGTCGTGGCCCTGAAGCGTGTGATGACGTCGCACGCCTATGCCGGCCAATACCAGCAGCGCCCGACCGCCCGCGAAGGCGGCATGTTCAAGCGGGAGTGGTTCAAGATCGTGGACGCCATCCCGGCGGCTGCGAAACGCCGGCAGGTTCGCCGGTGGGACTTGGCCGCGACGATCCAAGAAAAGGGCAACGACCCGGACTGGACCGCCGGCGTGAAGATGTCGACCGCGGACGACCTGTTCTACATCGAGCACGTCACCCGGTTCCGCGAGACGGGCAAGCGGGTGCGCGACGCGATCAAGGCTTACGCCACCGTGGACGGTCGCAGCTGTCACATCGTTGTGCCGCAGGACGCCGGGCAGGCCGGCAAGGATCAGGCCCAAAGCATCATCGCGGAAAACGCCGGCTGGGTGATCAGCAGTGAGCGCGAGACGGGCGACAAGGGCACGCGGGCTGAGCCCCTTGCCTCACAGGCCGAAGCCGGCAACCTGTTTCTGCTGCGCGGCGACTGGAACGAAGAATTCATTGACGAGCTGTGCGGCTTTCCGAACGTGGGCCATGACGACCAGTTCGACGCCGCCGCCGGCGCGTTCAACCACCTAAGCGAGCAGAAGGGACCGATGGTTATCAGCGACGCACTCATCGCCAACCTGCGTTCGCTGGGCCGCCGCCGGTGAGCAAGCTCTCCTCGACCCGCCGGCTGGACACCATGCGCGCACTGGCGGACGGCAGCGCGCCGCGCGCGCGCCGGCAGACTGGCAGGATCGGCCCGCCCGGTATCGTGATTTCGGACGAATTGCTCGCCGCGTTCCGGCGCCCCAAGGGTCTACCGAACGCGGACTACGCCAAGAAGATTTTCCTGCCCGCCGTGCCGCCGCCGACGGCGATCCCGAAGGACTGGAACGCGCCGCAGCTGGCCTTGGACAGCGCGCCGCAGCTCGCCGCGAACTGGGCGGCCGGTGCACTGGCCGCAGGCTCGCTGAACAGCATCATCGCCAACGGCTACACGTTCCTTGGGTATCCGATCCTCGCGGAATACGCGCAGGTGCCGGAGTTCCGGCGGATCGTGGAGGTTATCGCGCAGGAGATGACCCGCAAGTGGATCAAAATCCAAGCGAAGGGCGACAAGGACAAGACGAAGAAGATCGCGCAGCTGGAGGAGGAATTCAAACGCCTCCGCGTGCAGGAAGTTTTCCGGGAGCTGGCGGAGCAAGACGGATTCTTCGGCCGCTCGCACCTGTATCTGGACACCGGCGCCACCGACAATCGTCAGGAGCTGGAGACGCCGATTGGCGACGGGCTCAACAACATCACGGAAGCCAAGGTCAAAAAGGGAGACCTGAAGCGGTTGCAGACCGTGGAGGCGATCTGGTGCTATCCGAGCTACTACGACGCCAACAACCCGCTGAAGCCGGACTGGTACAAGCCTCAGCAGTGGTTCGTCATGGGCACGTCGATGCACTGCTCGCGCCTGCTGACGTTCATCGGCCGGGAAGTGCCGGACCTGTTGAAGCCGGCCTACAGCTTCGGCGGTCTCGCGCTGACGCAAATGGCGAAGCCCTACGTGGAGCGGTGGCTGCGCACGGCGAAGTCCGTGTCGGACCTGATCTACAGCTTCAGCATCATGAATCTGTCGACCAACCTGCAAACCCTGTTGCAGCCGGGCGGCGAGGGCCTGTTCAAGCGTGCGGAGGTGTTCAACCTCGCGCGCGACAACATGGGCCTGATGATGACCGACAAGGACACGGAGGAGTTCAAGAACATCTCCGCGCCCCTGTCCGGGCTGGACACGTTGCAGGCGCAGAGCCAAGAGCACATGGCCGCGGTGAGCGGCATCCCGCTCGTGAAGCTGCTGGGAATCCAGCCGGCCGGGCTGAACGCTTCGTCCGAAGGTGAAATCCGGACGTTCTACGACAGCATCCATGCCCAGCAGGAGAAATTCTTCAGTCCGAACCTGTGGCGCGTGTTCCGCTTCGCCCAGATCAACATCTGGGGAAAGATCGACCCGGACCTCACGTTCGTCTACGAGCCCCTGTGGGCGCTGGACGAAAAGGCCCGCGCTGAAATCCGCAAG